GGATAGAATTCCACTATATAATAGATTACCTCCTGTTAAAGCATCTCTAATTCCTGCATGAGTTATAGTACCCCATGCTCCAGTAGTGACAGGGAAATTAACATCTGCGGAAGTTGTAGCACTGCCACTATTAACAACAGATGGTGAGAAGGTCACGAGTTGTCTGGCATAAGCGTTACCAGTTACTTCAGTTCTACATCTGTATCTAAGGGGTCAGAAGTGTATAAAGCTATGAATATTGAGGTTGGTTGAACATACGGAGTACCTTTTAAGCTGTGATCTAACATTTTATTTTCTAAATAATTTGACATTGACATAATATCAATTCCTTTCTATTTTTTGATTATTTATTTTTAGACATAATAAAAAGCCACGATTTTTAGTTGTGACTTTATACAAATATATATAATACTATGACCACTATAGAGTTAATTTTTGTGAGTTATTACAACAATTTCTCTCATAAAATAGTTATTTTATATGAATTCTATAGTACTATTTAATATGACCTCTATTCAATAAATTCAGCATCTTTAAAATCTTCAAAGTTTGCTTTAATGAATTCATATAAAGATTTTGTATCATTCATTCCTTCTTTACTAAGTTTTTCTATCCCAAATACTTCTTGATAATCTTTAGGATATATATTAATATACCTTGGTTCTAAATGTACTTTTTTATCATCACTGATTTTTTTATCACTATAACCATATAAAATTATATAAGCAGACTCAGATACTGAATCTTTTTGTATTTGTGATATTTTCCAATAAGTACAAGGTATTCCGAATTTAGTTTCTATATTTATTCCAAATGCCATTTTTTAATCCTCCTTAATTTACCGCATAATAAAAGACTAGAAGATAACCTCCTAGTCTAATTAGATTTAAGTAGTAATGTCAATTTATTATTTTGATACTGTTGGTAGCTAAACTGATTAAATAAATCATATTCATTATTATCAGAAAAATATTTATGCAATAAATCAATATTCCTAGTGTTAAAATCTAATGCATCTACTTTATTTGGTTGTGATAATGTTATATCTGTATCTTGTTTAAAATAAAGACTCTCTTGCAATCTTTGATTTCTTATATTTTGAATAATCTTTAATTTACTACTACTATAATCTGATAATTTAATATCTTTATTATAATAATATTTATTTAAAAACTGCTGTATACTTGAAGTATCTTTATATGATAAAGGTTGATTCTCTCTAAAACTAACTTCCAATAAATAATTAGATTTCAGAGCAGTCCTATAAAATATATGTTCCTCTGTTTCTGCTGGTTTTTTAAGAATATTCACCTCATTCGATTTATTAAAAAATAGTACAAGACCTATAATTAGAGATATAATCACTATCCCTAAAATAATTTTACGCTTTTTCATTTCTACTCCCTCCTTAATATTTATGGAATTACCTTAATAATATAATTATACCATAAATGGAATAAATGGCAATAGATATTAAATAATATTATGCACCAATATAAGTTTTTAAGGATAAGGATATTAAAAATCTATTTAATCCAGCGGGGGAAGTAACAATAATTTGATGCCATCCACGAACTGTGAGATAGCTTGATAGATCTACAATTTGTTGAATATTTATTAAATCCATTCTCCATACTCCATCCACATATACTTGCATAGCTCCTAAAGTTAGAGGTTTTTGATATATACCATATGTTATGGAATGTAAATGGTCTGGAATTTGATGAGTATGATTTGGACAAGAATGTTGGTGATCTGGAGTTGCGTGAGTATGATTCGGGGTGCTATGTGTATGTGGAGGTATGGAATATGAAAAATTATGCTTGTGTTGCATTATATACAAATCAGCACATTCAGAAGTTCCACTAGGATTTACAGTAGGAGCTATTATAGATGCAGCTCCACCTGTTTCTGTTCCAATTTTATAATAATCCCATCCAACAGTAGCATCATACAGTCCTCCTCTATCCATGAAAACACTTGCTGCTACAGTAGGTACTGGTACATTACCCCCTACTCCCCACCCTTGAACATAAGACGTACTGGAATTACTATAAACTAAATTACTTCCAGATGTATTTCCTCCACCAGAAGGAGTAGTACTTCCTCCACCGCTTGGAGTTGTAGTTCCACCACCAGCAGGAGTAGTTCCACCTCCACCAGCAGGAGCAGCAGTTTCATATGCTCTAAAATTTTGAACTGTTAATTTCAATAGTACTTGACTAATAACATTCACATTTTCATCTATATTAAAATCAAGAACATATGGATTGCTAGCGTCCACCTGCTCAGGAAACCCAAAATTATCCGAATTTACAACACCTTTAGCTGATAATACAACTGTATTATGTTCATCTTTAATAGTTATAGAAGTTCCATTAATTACCACAGAACCATTCTCGTTTGTAATTACTAGTTTTTCTCCTGCTAATAATCTACCAATAATCTGTTCAGCAGCTACACCTTGAGAATTTATGGCAGTATCAACAGTTAAAAAGCCTGTGTGTGTGATACACATAAGTCCTGCTAATATACATATTCCATTATTTTCGTTACCTTTTTCAACAATGAAAATTCCATTCTCATTTATAGTAATTTTACTCATATTACTTAAGGCTATAATATCTTGTGCAGAACAGTTTAGCGCATTACTCAAATAAGTATCAACTCTGTTTTTAACCCCTTCTGTCTCATCCCATTTAAGTCTTTTAAGATTTAAGTATTTAGCAGCATTTAATGACTTAGCAATACTTCCACCTATAGATTTAGCGTTATCTATTTTCTTATTCTTATTACTAAATATAATAGACAAAGCATTTGTATCAATATTATAACTATAACTTATAATTCTAACATCAATATTTGCCTTTAACTTAGGAGAATAAACTCTGACTAAATCACCAAGTTTAATCTTTCCCCAAATATGTTGTGCTTCAGCAATAGCAAAGAAATCTATTAAGCTCATAGTAAATTCAGTTACAGGAATATTAGCTATTTTCAAAGCATCTTCAGCAGCTTTCTTTAATAATGCTGGAGTAACATAGACATCAGAACTGAATGTACTTGATAACGTCCAATCTGATAATTCTTCAATTAGAGCTGGTGTAAATATTAATGTACTTGTATTGATAATCTTTGCAGTAGGTTTTGCAATATCAGTTCCTATCTGTGCAATTGGAATATTAATTGCAACTACTTGAGCATTTAATGAAGCAATCTCCGCCTTTTTAGCTGTAGTCGCTACTTTATTAGCATTGCATCTAGGTGTTTGAATTGTCAAGTTGATATTATCCGGTGGAGTAACTGACATATAACTAGCTTGTACCCCATCTAAACTTTTCTGTAGGGCTATTAGAGCATCTAATTCAATATTCTTAGTTACTAAACTGGCATTTACTCCATCTAATTGAGTTTTTAATACCTTAAATTGAACATCTTTTGCTATTAGTAATGCGTTATAATTTGCTAGTGCAGATACTAAAGCAGGGCTCATTTGTCCTCCTGCTATATAATAATCATAATTAGTAACAAAATTAGAACCATCGAGGGTTTCGGTGTTGATGGTGAGCTGATTTAATCCACTACATTCAAATCTAGTATAAACATTATCACTTTTTACGGATTTATTTGTGGATTTTGCATAATTCTCTTCTGAAAAAATTATTCCAGAATTTATCCCATAATTATCCCGATCGTACACGTTAATTAATTTATTAAAAGTATCATACATAATTATTATATTATAGGCTGGACAAATATCATCATGTAAAAAGGATAATACTGACTTAGACAATGCGGAAATCCATCTTACTCGGGGAGAAGTTCCTCCGTTGATTACATCTATTAAGGCAGATGCGTCTACGTGTCCTATTTTCCAACTAGTTTGAGCTTCAACTAAATTAAGGATTCCATTCTTATTAGTATTATTTACGAGTTCTCTTTCAATACCATCTATTGTAATAGTATTATTCTCCAATATTTGTTCCGCACTTTTACACTCTACTGTCATTTGGCAATTCGATGTATCTTCTGTAAGATTCTTAATTATATAATATCCTTGACTAATTGGATTTGAAGGTTCTCCTGTTTTAAGCAATATCATATTTTCTGTTTGAATTGAATTATATTCAGGATTTTCTATTTTTTTATGTGTTAAATCTTCTTCAATATATTTTGGTAGAGAAAACGTCAAAACTCCTATAGAATCTATATTTGGAGAAAGAGTTCTATCAAATGCTGTCGTTAGTATTCCGATTGGAACCTTGGATTTATAAGTCTGAATTATAGTATATTTATATTTTTCATTTAAATTTATTCCATCAAATAATGTACTCATTTTATACCTCTCTTCCTAAATTTGTATCGGATATTGTAATTGAAACTTCAATGTGCATTTTCCAGTAATTTCAAGACGGTTTAATCCATACGGCATTTCTAAAGCGTTATAACCAAAATTAAATTTACTAATAGCTTCTACTCCTGAGCCCGTTAAAATTTCTTGACTTGATTTTATAGATACTGTCTCTAAAAGTGGTAAATTATTAAAATTCAATACAAGTCCAGAATTTGTCAAGTTCTTTAAATTGAAACTTGTAGCATTCCCTACTAAAGTAAACTCCATAATATTAGGTACAAAATATGAGGCAGTATTACAATTATTAGGAAGTTCTATAATGGTTGTTCCAGTATTATTAGATAAATCAAATTCTATTGTCTCCAAAGATGTCAATGGGTATGGATGATTAGACTCTGCCTCGATTTCATACCACCCTTGTCCAATAGCATTTGTAGTAAATTGAACTTTTACGATTTGAACAATAAACTCTATCCCTGGAAAATCTTCTCTTACTATAAATGGATGAAATTCAGAATCATTATTTAGCCATCTTAATAACTCCATCCGATCATCTTGGGTAAAATGTTCTTCTTCATTTATTTTCATAATTTTCATTGATAAAGTATAAAAACTAGTATCTGCCCCTTGGTAGAAATTTCCCTTAAATTTCACATGATCCCTCGACAAAACTTTCGGACTTGATAGAACTTGAGTTATAGTATCCTCTCCAACACGAATAAGACGTACTCCCATTTCATCTGAACTTGTTCCATTATATTCAAATTTTGTAGATAAAAATGACAATATAATTACCTCCTTAATTTTTAATATCTATATGAATTTAATTATTTTCATAATAAAAAAGACAGAGAATTACTCCCTGTCTTAAAATGTGTGTTTTATATTATTGATTTAATGTCCTATAGCATCCATTATTCTCTTTAAAGCTTTATCAGCCGCTGTATCCATAAATTTAGTGAGTTCTGGAATACTATCCTTACTTGCATTTTGAATTACGAGTAAAGGTTGATGAAATGTTACTATTGGTGCTGAATTATTATTTGTAGTATTACTCATATTAGGCATGTCCATCTTTGGAAAACTTAGATTAGGTAACTGATAATTAGGTAAGGATAATTGAGAATTCGCCATACTGTTAAGTAAATTTACAGCTTGTTTACCATTAAAAGCTACTTCAGGATTAGCCTTGGAACCATGCATCATTCCTAAACCAGTGTAATCGACGATACCACCATTAGCGTGTGATCCCAATATTGGTACTGAAGCTCCTAAATTAACAGTACCATTAGCTTGCATACCTACTAGTAATTGATTAGCTTCATTCAAGGATGCTATAAGGTTATCCTTAACAGATTGTCCCATAGCACTCATACCTTGTCCGAATCTATTCTCAAAATCAATATAAGCAGAAGTCAGAGAAATAACCTTACCATTTACGTCAAAAATTAATTTGCTTAATACAGCATCTTTGGCCATCTTATTAATTTCTTCATCTGAATATTTAACATCATTTGCCTTTAATTCATCTGCTTGCTGTTTGTCCAATAAAGTTTTTGCAGCATCATAATTACCATTATTAATATCTCTTCCACGTGCTAAAGTCATAGCATCAATTTTTTCTTGTTGTGCTAATTTATCTTTTTCTAATTGAGCTAATCTAGCTTGACCACTAGCAGAAGATTTATCTCTTTGAGCAGAAGTAATAGACGCATTAATATCGTTCATAGCAGTTTGCTCTTTGCCTAAATTCTTATTATAATCGTCAGTTGTATTTTGTTTGTTTGAAAGATTTTGTATCTCGTCAATTTTTTTCTTTTCAAGGTCATAACGATCAGTAATAAGTTTCTTACGTTCCTCATTGGTTTTCTTAAGTATTTCTGTAATCTTACCTTCAGCACTAGAAACAATTGCAATTTGAGCAGTAGCTTGTGCTTTAAGTTCTACAGAAATACTACTCTCAGTTTCCTTAACCTCTAGTAATTTAGTATTCATCTCAGCTACTTGTGCAGAAGTATAAGTCCTACTTGCTATTTCTCTATTGATATATGCTTCTTTTTCTTTAGCAATAGCAACTTCCTGTTTAAGATTATCTGTTATCTGCATACTAATATTAGCTTGTTGTGTACCATTGGTAGAAAGTTCCAAATCATTTTTAAGAATACTTAGTTTACTAGTAATTATAGAAACTCTATTATCATATCCTGTTAAGTTTTCTTGCATTTTCAAATAAGGAATTTCTAATAATTGTTGTTGAAGGTCAGCATTGGATGATATTATTTCCTCATTCTTTGCTAAGATACTATCTGCTCCTGAATCTATAGTAGACTCTCCTGTAGTACCAATACCAGAAGGATTATTATTAGAACCTCCACCCATAGCTGCTGTAGTTTTAGCACCTACGATTCCATCTCCTACAAGACCATGAGATTTCTGCCAAGCTATTATTGCTGCTTTGGTATATTTTCCCATAATTCCATCAATTTTTACTCCAACTATTTGTTGTATTTCTTTGATGGATAGACTTCCACCACCACTAGACCCAAAAGAACCAGAATTACTACCGCCGTATCCAAAACTAGACGCATTATTTAGAACCTTATTTAGATACTCAGTAGTCCCTTCTCCATATCCCTTTATACCTCCATTAACACTACCTGCTTGATTAATACGTTTCTTTAAATATGAAGCCATAGCATATATTGAGGATTGAGGATCTGTTCTATCTTTAAGTCCTACTTCTTTAGCTGTACTTGCGAGGAATTGTCCTAACCCTGTAGCACCTGAACCAGCGTTTCTAGCATTAGGATTAAATCCAGATTCTGTCTTTATCATTCCAGCAATTAAAGCAGGGGATAATCCATTTTTATTAGCTGCGTCATTTATCCAATCTGAATATTTACCATTATATGAACCACCACTATAACCACTAGAACCTCCTCCCTTAGGTGCATTTGCTTGTGCTTTATTTGCAGCATTAGCTAAATTAATTAAACTCTTTGCATTTGCGTCATTTACAATAACTGCCTGTTTATTTAAAGCAAGTTCATTTTTGATAAGTTGTTCTTTTTTAGTTAATCCGTCTATATAAGCTTGAGTCCCATGAGCGGAATTTTCAATGTTGTTATCATTAAGTTTTAGTTGAGTATTTAGGGATTTTAATGCATTATCGTAGTCTTTAGTTGCGTCAGTAGCACGTTTAGTAGCATCTGTTAAAGCTTTAGTTGCTGCTGTTGCTTCTTTGCTTCCCTTAGCAATATTTGCTCCAGCTTGTTCTATTCCTGGAGCAGATATATTTGCAGTAATATTACTAAAAGAAGTGTTAATCTTATTAATCTCTGCTTGAATACTCTCTGCATCTTTCCTAGCATCTTGAGCATTTTTATTACGTCCTATTAATTTACTTAGATTTATTTCAGCATCTTGTGTATCCTCTCCTTGATTCCCGTTAGCTTTATCCACTAGGTTTTTATGTTTATCTAGGATACCATTGACAATATTATTATAAGTATCCCATGCAGAAGAAAGTCTTAGTAATAAATCTTTTTCAACTGCTATTTTAGCTCCTGCAAGATTTTTACTATTTTCTAAATCTTTTTTCTGATCATCTGATAGATTTTTGTAATAGTCTCCTAAAGCTTTTTTAATAGTATCCGTTCCTTTTATATTACTTGCATAATACTCATTGTTAGAAACCATCATTTCACCATAAGCTTTATTAGCATTATTTTTCTCTTCTTCTATTGCATCTGATATTTTCATATAAAGCATTGGCGCATCATTTAAATATCCTGCTAATTCCTTATGATTATCTATAATATCTTTTACAGATTCTGCTGAGAATTTACCATTGGTTTTATAATCCTCCATGAGTTTATTGTAGGAAGATATTGATTCTACGGAGGTATCAAAAGATTTAGTGAGTTTGTCTAAGTCTGCTGCCGTTATTCCTATTTGAACAGATGTATCTTTGGCTGACTTTGCTGTTTCATCTAAAGCTTTTTTCTCACTATTGATAAATTTTGTGAACAATTCTATTTGATCTGCTGGAAGTTTTAATTTTGAAGCTGAAGTTTGAAAATCATCCAGACTAGCTGATTGGGCTTTTATTTCATCTTTAGTATGAGTGGTTTTCTTATTGTATGAATCCACAGAGGTTACAAGCCCTTTATAAGGATCTGTTCCTGATAGTTTATTCAATGCAACTACTGCATTGTTGGCATAGTTTTTTATAACATCAAGATTAGTACCTCGCTTTGACATAGCTGAAGTTTCATCAGTCACTACTTTTATAGAATTTTCATCTACTTTATTCATACGTAGAGTATTTTCTATATCTGTTTTAAGAATTGAATCCATTCCCATTAAAGCACTTTGGCTTTCAACTAATTTTGATTCATATTTACTTAATTGTTGAGTTGCTTCTTTTATAACTGCAATTCCAAAATCATCTTCTGTCATATTCGCATACCCAGGCATTGATTTCATTGTTTTTTTATAATCTTTTACAGCATCTTGATAAGGCTTTCCTTTTCCAGATGCAATTGCACTTTGCCCTTCAACTTGTTTTTGATAATCTTTATTATCTTTTTGGGTGTTATTATAATTATTATCAACATTATCTTTTACAGCTTTTTTAGAAGCAACAGATTCTTTTGCAGCTGCTAATTTTCTCAATTCTATAGTTTGTTCTGAGAAGGATTTAGTTTCATCATTGATTGCGGCTGATGCTCCAGGTATGATTTTAATTAGATCTTGAGTAGCTTTAACTAATTTTTCTTTTTCCTCAGTCGTTAACGCTGTTTTCTTTGAAAGCTCTTCATAATCTTTTAAAGAACCATTAATTGTTTCTGACTCAGATTTTAAAGAACTAATAGCATTTTCAACATTTTGGGATAACTCTTTTTGTGCTTGATTATGTTTCATTATCGCAAATGCTACTCCTGCAATAATAGCTACTCCTGCAAGTATTGCAATATTCATCATTAAAGCAGACATTGCCACAGCCTTTTGTGAAGCATCCATTGCCCTTTGAGAAATTATAGCAGCTTCCTCACTTACTATATTGGCATTTAATATACCTCTAGTCCTAAGTAATTCCGCATCAGCAGCAACCCTTGTGATTGTATGAGCTGCAACTTCTTGATCTAAAGCCATTTCTGCCGCTTTTAAGATATTAGTACTTGAGGCAGCTAGTCCTAATTTTAATCCCAAAGCTTGCAATACGGTTCCTGATTCAGCAGCAGTTATGTTTCCTGCAACCATTTGAGAGGATAGAGCTTTAGCAGCAGCGTTATAAGCATTTGTAGCAGTTCCCCCAACTGTAAGAGTCTTTCCAAATACATTAAATGATAAACTAGCTTTATCTATCCACTGTGTTAAATTACTTCCAGATATCATTTTTAACGTTCCGGAGAACACTTTAACTGCGACTCCTGTTTCTAACAGTACAAATAAGAATTTTTTCAGTTCAGGATTAGCTCCTCCCAGTGCTTGAGCAATAGATACTCCTCCGTCAACCATTCCTTTTAATAAATCCATCAGCCCTGCTTGACCTATACTGAGATAAAGTTCACCAATAGAAGCTTTGAAAACTTCAACTTGTTTAGCATATGTCTGCATAGCTTTTACGTTTTCCTGAGCAGAATATCCAGCGGAATTAGCACTTTCTTTTGCTATTTCATCGATCTGTCCCCAGCCCTTAGCCAAAATCGAAATATCGTTCTTTCTCCATGCTCCTCCCATCGCATCTAAAATATCATTTGATGATTTTGTACCTTCTCCAAATTTATCTAATGCTACACTTGTACTTGTCATTATATCTTTAAAAGAATTGAAATGCTCAGCGTCTTTCATAATCGTTATCCCATAACTTTCTAAAACCTTTATTGTTTCAGGTCTTAAAAGTCTAGTTTCCATAGTTTTAATAGCATTTCCGATTTCTGAACCCGATTTTTGGGTTGCCTCTCCAATTACTACTGTAATGGCATTCAAGTTATTGAGGTCAATTCCTAGGTTTTTACTAGAACTTCCAGCTTTCTGCATTGCTTCTGCCATATCATTTGACTTTACAGCATACTTATCTCCTAATTTATTCCACCCGTCAATAATCTTTTCAGAATCTTGAAAACTCATACCGAGCTGCTTAACAGCGGAAACTAAGTACCCAGTCATTTCAGTTGCGCTAGAAATTTCTGTAGTATTTAATCCTAACATTACAGACTTAGACATTCCTGTTAAATCAGCTTTACTACTAATTCCGGCACGAGCCAGTTCAGTCATTGCACTTTGGACTTCTTTTAGGGGTTGCCCAAATTCCTTAGAATATTCTACCGCTTGTTTACCATAAGCCTTTAAATCATTGTTCGTCACATTATCAAGGGTTCTGGATAAGTCATTTAGCGATTTTTCGTATTGGGAATTTGTGGAAATTAATTCTTTGACAGCAGTTCTTAACATGTATATATTTGCTGCGGCAAAACTGTAAGCTGCCGAAATCTTAACTCTCGACATTAGGTTGTTATTTACATTGCTGGAACTCATTGCTAGTTGAGATTCACCTGATATACTTGAAAGGGTTTTAGTCATTTTTGCATATTGTTGGCTACTTGCCATTTCTTGTGTGTACATTTTTAAAGTGCTCAAGGAAGTTTTTTCATTCGCAGCTACTATTTTTGCGGAAGCTTCAACTCTTGCTTGTGCCTCTTTATTAATTGTTGCTTGAATTTTATTAGCTTCATTAGTGTAGACCTGCGCTTGCTTAGTAGCTTGTGTTCTTGCATTACCTTCTAATCCTAATGATGATATAAGCCCTGTAGTCTTAGTAGCTAAAGCGTTCAAATCAATTATTCTATTTTTTTCTGTAGAACTTAATGTTAAATAAGACTGATTAACCGCATCTAATTTACTCTTATAACTCGCATTATAAGCATCTGTATTTTGACCCTCTGCTTTCTTTTTAGCTTCGGCTGCTTTCGTTACAGAATTTGATAAAGTTTCTAAATCTTTTGTTTGCTTCGCATAATCAGTGGTATTTGCAGTAGTTGTTACTATATTCCCAGTCTTTTTATTAACTGTATCACTAGTAGACATTTTTTTACCAGCGGCACTTACAGATTCAGTCAGTCTAACAACTTTTTCTATGGCTCCACTTGTGTCTGATATAGTTTTATTTGTTATCTTTGTAATCTGAGAACTTACTTTTTCAAGAGAAGCTGTTAAACTTTTTACAAATAAATCTATTTGAGAAGTATTTAATCCCACTCCCATACCATCTATTTCTTTTTTCATAAGTTTTAAAGTATTTATAGCAGTAGTAGCTTCCTTGGTATTCATTAATTTAAGATCTAATTTGGAAGTATCAATACCTAGAAGAACTTTATTAGCTTCAGCAATATCAGATTTTAATTTCGACAACCCCAATGTAAGTTGTCCTACTAGTTTGTCATTTCCATTTCCAATAGCCATTTATATCCACTCCTTTTAATTTTAAAATAAAAAGAGTAGATAGATTTCTACTCTTAGTTTGTTATAATATTATTTAATATTAAACATAAATAAAAAACAGCTCATTTAAAAGCTGTCTAATTTGTGTATTTATTTGTAGCAATCTAAAATCATTTTTATATCAGACTGTAATTTTGTTTTATCTTCATTTGTTCTACTTCCTAATCCATAATATACAATATCTCCATTAATTATAGATACTTTCTTTGCTAATATCATTTCGGGATTTGTTAGTTTTGAACCACTTTTACTGTCTAAAAGAGTTTTTCCTAAATCATTAACTTTAATTAAATCCTCTGTTTTTATAGAATCTATATTTTTGTATAACCCTAATGCATTTGATATACATTGATTAAAACTTTTTATATATTTTTCTGTAAGATCTTTTTTATACTCATCTTTTAATTCTAATGTTTTAGGTATTTTTAAATTGCCATTATTAGCAAAAACTTTATTACCTATTATTCCTCCTACCACTAATATAACTATAATCCCTACTATCAAAATTATTTTCTTTCTCATATATTGTATCTCCTCAAATTATATAATTATTTAATACCTTATTATAACATTACATGAGAAAAATAACAAGATAATTTATTTTAAAATCTTGGTTTTATTAGATTGACTTAAAAAAAATAGGAAGGACAACGAGGGTTTAATATCGTATGCTCTTCCTATTATTTTATGTTTTGTTATTTTGATTTGAATTCAACCTCGGTACAAATTCCTAAATCATACCATTGATTGACGATTTTGTTTTGTCCATCATCCTCAATTGTATGTTTAATTAATACAGAAGATTTATCAATTTCAATAACCTCTCCTATAACATCCATTATTTTTATTTCAATCTTATTTCCTATTTTAAACATATATTTCTCCTTTCTATTTAAATAATCCTAAACCCTTTAACATATTCATAGTTGGTTTAGGAGCTGATTCAATTCTTTCTTTATCTGTCTTTACATTAAATGGGTTAGCACTATTTACCGCAGCAGAACCTTCTTCTCCAGCATAACTATTTCCTAAGAGATGAGAAACCGCAGAGTAATTTAATTTAATTCCTAATTCATTAATACATCTTTTATATTCGGGGTAATAAAATTCATCTAAATTCCAAGGCAAGATGCCACAGTGAACAGTTAATAAGGAGCAACCTCTTTCAAGACTTATTCCTTCTTCATCTCCACTGTTTCCTCGTTTTTTATTTCTTCCTCATCTTCAATTCCATTAAGTCTTTTTATTATTTCTAAAAGTTTTTGAATTGCAACTGTATCTAAATTATCATATAATTCTTCATTAATTTCTTGTAAATCTAAGGATCCTCTAAGTAGACCTTTAATAATTTCTTCAGCATCAGTAAAATTAAATATTTTTGCTACACCTATTTTAGCTATAGCTGCATAATTTGAATAAAAGCCATTTTTCATATATTTAATTTTGACAGGTTTTATGGTGTATGTAATATCATTTATAATTATTTCATTTTCATTAAGTTTTTTTTCCATTTCCTTATCTCCTTTTATTATTATTATTTTTGGGTAAATAAAAAAGAAGCTTTATATAGCTTCTTGAGTTGGTAGGGTATTTAGTTTTAAAAAATAATTACTAAGAATAGATTCTACATTTTGATAATACCAAATCTCCATAAAGGTTATGTTATTGTCTAAACAATATTGCTTCTTACGTTTATCATGAATTTCTTGTTTTAAGAATTTTTCTTCAGTTTGTTGATATGCAGTACCATCATGAAATTCTCCTTGCACTTCTATAATCAAATTTATTTTTTCTAAATAAAAATCATATGAAAGCAATCCTCCGCCAGTCCCAACTAAACCTTCAAATTCTTTTTGAGTTTCATATTTTACATTGTTTTTTATTAACCAAAGTTCAACCAGCTCTTCATTTAAAGATCTATAACATTCAGGACATCTTCGATTTGAAGTAAATTTACCACATGTAATCATATAACTACCATGAGAAGCATCTTTTTGACATATAATTGCTACTTTTGGATTACTACATGCCTTTGTTAACTTCCAAGGATCTATATTTAATACATCATTGATACTATAATCCCAATATAATTTCAAGGCATTTTCTCCATATTTATCTATAAGGTACTGAGCTATTGAATTACATTTTTTACATTGAATACTTCCTTCTTGACCTTTAGTGAATGAATTAATTGTTTTTAATTCACTTTCATGAATACCTCTTTCACAAGTAAACCAATATTTTGTAGTGGTATTATAATTAACATTTTCGGGTATATTACTATTTTTTAGATAATCCCATCTTAAAATTACATCTAGTCTATCATGCTCCGAGCACCAATCATAAAAAGATTGGCATGAATTAAGTTTTGATTCCATTGCATTTGCATGACCATATAAATTACTTGCGCATTTCTGACAATAATATTCTCCATTTTCTTTTCTACTTGATAAATACCTTTGGTATGTAACTTTATCTAAAAGTTTTCCACAACCATCATATATAATGGAAACACGTGCTCCACTACCTTTTGTCAAGTCTTCTATTTTTACTAGTATTTTGACACCATTATGATTCACTAGTTTATTTTCTTTATTTAATTTCATAGGAATTTTATACCCTAAAGCCTCATATTGTTTCCTATTAGTTGCACTGATACCTACTTCAATTTCGGTTGTTATTAATCCCATTTATAATTCCTCCGTAGAATTTATTTTCCGATTATTAAAAATAAGGGAAGTAGATTCGGAAAATCTACTTATTAATAATAGGAGCTACCTATTTATCTATCCCTATACATTAATTATACTCTGTTGTAGGCCATTTGTAAAGCTTTTTTATAGTATTATTTAATATTAAGCTACTGGCATATAAGTAAAGCGGAACATTTCTGAACCACTTCTGTTTGGATCAAGTCCTTTAAATTCCATATCAAAGGTACTAGCCGATTTATAACTTCCGCCATACTTTTGGGACTGTAATATTTTAGCTTTATAAACTAAGAACTGTCCGTATGCAACTATAGATGCATTAGCACTATCCTGGCCACCATAAATTGGGAAAGTTAAAGTAATTTCACCAGAACTTGGGAAATCTGTTGTCTTAGCTGTCAAAATATCAGCTGTAGTTACTGCTATTTTAAATGATGGATAAACCACATTACTTGCATCTGCTACTGGAAATAGTACAACCGTAGTTGAAGCTGATATAGTTACTTTAAACTGATTAGCTGTTGGAGTTGCTGAAGCAGTTTCTGTATATCCATTAACTCTCAATGTTCCTGCTACTGCTACATAAGGAATTGTGATTGAATATGCTGCTGCATCAATTGTATAAGGATCTCCGAAATATTCAAATTGACCTGCTCCAGTGGTTCTAGTAGCACCAGTACCTAATGTCATTAAGTCCATATCCCATGCTGCATTTGTAATCTTAATATCAATTGTTTTTGATTTATCTATTTCTGCTAGTTGATAAAAACCTATATATTCATATATATTCGCTAAACATATACAGTTCTCAAAGCTACTTGCTTATGAACTTCTCATACTTTTATATGAGAGTAGACTATATCACCACCTATAAATAGGTGTTCTCCACTTCCACTCGCTTGAGTGTACTCCCTCACGGGATAGTCGTTGAACTTTACTCTATTCGAGTCTTAGATGCTCGATTGCCCATTATTAAGGTGTTTAGGATTTAACCTTGCACCATCTAACTAATTTTTTCTACTTTCGTAACATTCACGTTTGGTTTTATTTCATACCTGCGTTGTAGTTTAGTTAGCTTTAGGGGATCCCAGCAATTCAAAGAATTTTGGTCGATATATCATAATCGACGCACCATGCTTTTTATAAACATGGGGGGCGGTCAACATTTCCAATTAGAAATTTAGTTACCCCATCCACCAGAAATTGACAGACTATCTCCTCCCAGCGAAATTTCACCACTGGAACCTGTTACCATTGCTGCGATTCCGGTTGATGTTTTAACAAGAACCTTAGGTACATCAAGTATAAATCCTGACTTTTTTGTAATTGCCATTTTTATATTCCTCCTAATTATTGTATTATTTTATTTTTTATAAGGTTTAACGTCTCTTATCACGACAAGTAATATAGTATTATTTAATTTAACTGTAGACCCTCTTATAGCTGAAACAAACATAGTGCCTGCAAAATCCAGGAGTCCCAGACGCAAGTTCATGTCTAGCTTCTAAATTCAGTTGTCTATCATTTATCATTTTTCTATTGAATAACTGAATAATTCTATCTACAATTTGATTACTTTTACGTTCAAATCCTGCAACTCTATCCTTATTATTAGGACTTAAGTTAGGAACAAAAACTTCAATAGCTAACATGTCCTCTTTCACATACATATTATTAGTAGGTGATTGTGGATTTGCAGTTATAATTACACGAATTATTGGTGTAGTTGTTACCACTCCTAGGGTTACTGATTCACAAAAGTTGACATCCAATGACTGACTTATTGTTGTAGTTGTGGGTATTAACATTAATAATCTTAATTCAGAATCAGACATTAATACTTTCATAAAACTTCCATAATCCTTAGCTACTCCACCCATTCAATCACCTCCTATTTCACTATCAAATATTTACTAAAATCTATCCTAGCTATTGCATTATCTATTCCTTTGTTAAAATATGTTTCTGCCATAATAGCTGAATTGCCAAATATGTTTGTCCAGTAAAGACTTGGATCTTGTGCCATAAAGTCCATACTAGTTCTACTTACAGCGTTAGATTCAGACCAAGTTCCACTCAAAGGATCAAAAACGTCTTCTCCTGGTAGTGTCCAAATCTCTTTTCCATTTCTGGAATTGTGATAGTACTCACTAGAAATAAATTCACCATACCAAGGATTAGCAGCAGAGTTAATCTTACTTCCAGTCCCAAATTCTAAACTTAAAGCTTGTGCCATAAGTCCCATATCATCCTGTTCTAGTATTCCAACCTCACGAACTAACTGTCCAGCACTAGATACAGATCTGAATTTTAATGCTTCTATAACATTTAATTTCCATTCTTCCATATCTGGATTGTTAGAATTTATATGAGTTTGAGATAATTCTCCTCTCATAAATTCAAGAAGAATCTTTGCGGTTAAATCCATTTCGATATTCAACTGTTTGATTATGTCATTAATTAATCTTGCAGAATCAAAGCTTAATTGCATTTATATCACAGCTCCATCCACAATAATTCTCTTACCAATAAATCCCAGCAAACCTGAATTTCCATCTAAATCAATCTGAGAATAATCTAAACTTTGAATCATGTATTTTTGAGAAAACCACATAAAATTATCTCCGATAGCAATGTTTTTAGTTTCAGCTAAAGTAAACCTAGTCTGAACCGTTACAGTATCCACAGGTATGATTCCAGCCCCACCACTAGTGATTTGGAACTGAGCTCCACTGACTAAGCTAGAACAATATATATTACTAGCAATAGGATTATCTCCCTCAGCAGTAATAACATTTCCCAAATTATCGTAAACAGCAGTTTGGAATCTTTTTACAGTAAATTTAGTATTACAGGCTATTGAACTAATTTCATAACATTTAGGAAATTCATTTGTAACTAATTGATTAATTAAAAATACTTCATTCTTGTATTGTAAATAATCTCCTATTTTTAAATTAGAAGATAATTCTGCAAAGGCGACTTCATCAGCTGAAACGATATTATTTTTTGTGCGATAATTAACTTTATCCAGTCTAACTTTAATTACATTTAATGGATCTAAATTAACAATTGCATTAATTCCAAGCAATTCTAATAAAGCTGTAAAATCTCTTTGAATACTTTTAGGAATTACAAAACTCATTTATAACACCTCTTTTGGAAAGATAATTGTACTGGGAAGTCTCCTAATATCTCCTGCTACATCTAAAATATTATTTCTAATATCCTTTGGTTGAACTGGAGATTCAGAGTCTAAACAGTCATCAATTAAATACAAGCAACTACAAATTCTTTGTGAAAGTAAATCACAAAACTCATGAAAGTCATATTCTTTTATATCTACAATCTGTAAATCTTTATCTCTAATATTGATTTTAACTTTCATAATTACACCTGTTTATGAGTAAATTTAAATGCAAGCCTTGATAATCTAGCTTCTAAATCTATCACATTTCCATTTATTGACTTAAATACATTGGCTGAACCGGTCACAGATATTGCATTTGTTGTGTAGGATAAAAGTGTATCCCAATAATTCTTAATTTGATTAAAGAAAGCAATCTGTGAAGCAACTAAAATATATTCAGTTTCAATTAGGTCAAAATTTCTATTTAATACTGAGGTAGATTCTACATAGTCTGCATCCCAAGTAACTAGTCCAGCATCAACATATAATCTCTGAGCACCTTCTACAGTGAAAGATAGATAATCACTGCCATCTAATATAATTGGAGTTTCTTGAAATTTGACTTTTGTAATAAGTTTTATTTTTATATCAGATAGCAATACCATGATTATCCACCTCCTCCTGTTGTAGCATTTCTCTATCTAAAATTTTATCAATATTCTTTAAATCCCAATATGGAATTCTCAGCAAGGGAATATTATTTAATATACAATAATCTGTTTTATTCTTATCTCTAGCTTGTATAATTTCTAAAGATTTTGCATTATCACTATTAGTAAATCTCATTGCCTTGTAATGTTGTTCTCCATCATACTCAATTAGAGATATCATACAATCATTAATGTCACATATAGCAAAATCAAAAGGCAAGGGTCTAACAATCCCCCTACAATCATCAAATTTAAATTGTTCTTTAAATAGAATATTCTTAGACAATAAGTATCGTCTAATGGCTTTTTCTCCTTTGGATTTCTGACAATGAGGACAGCGATTACCCATTAAAAATGAACTCGCTTCAACATCCCATATATGTCCACAGGATATATGCTTCATACTTATTTTATCTCTGCCTCTTGTATACTCCCCAAGTACCTCATATTCGTTTCCTACCAAATCAAATACCTCTTCTTTGTAAAAGTTAGTATCTTTACCTTTTACCTGTAAGCAATTACATTTTGGACATCCTTTCCCTCTAATAAAAGTATTTGGAGTACGAGAAAATATACATTTACAAACCTTATGTCTAATTCTTATCTTTTTGTGGCAAGTCTCATAGTTATCAAGAATGTCATATTCTTCACCAAATTTAGAATTAACTCTGATTAAAAATTCAGAATTAGTTATCCTTTGGTCTAATCCTTCCTTTACTGCACCACATTTTGGACAACCGTGGCCTCTTAAAAAATTAGAAGGCAAAGTTTCCCATTCATGATTGCAATTAAAAATAGTATGTTGTATCTTGATTTTCACTGAGCTTTTAGTATATGTTCCTAAAACTAAATATTCGTTACCATATAAGTTAAAAACTCTTTGACAAAATTGATCCTGTGTCATTTTTACGCCAGGTTTACCGACTTTAGATATGAGTTTTTCTTTAATTGTTATTAAGGAGGTCATGGTATATCACTCTCCTTTATTTAGCCTTAGCTGATTTTTTTAGTTTTGGAGATTCTTCAGCTGGTGCGATGTCAGCTAAGTCAAGCTTTTTGCCGATTATAGTTTCAATAACTTTTAGTCTTGTTACACTTAAGTCACTTCTTTTAGCAACATCTGCAATTTTAGCAAGTGCAAATAACTCAGTTACTCCTGAAAGTTTTTCTTTTATTTCATTAGCAGATAAATTAAATATTTCTTCAAGTTGTTTTTCCGTAAGTGTATTAGGATTTACTTCCGCATAACCCATTTTTACATTCAATTCTTCGTCTTCTACAATAAGTTCTCCTGTACTGAAAAAATCAAAATTAGAATCCAGTTCAAGAATTTCATTATCAGTTAAATAAGCAAAAGCTTCTGGTTTAATTTGTTTATGTTTAGTCCAATTACTACAAAGTAATCCTATGTAGTATTTATTATCATTTCTTACTTTAATATTTTCTCTCATAAATATATCTCCTTTATTCCTTAATATTTTGAATAAAATAAAAGGGAGAATTAACTCCCTTAATTATTAACCTACTTTGTAAACACCCATGTAATGTTCTGCTCCAACTATTGCTGAACCGAAAATTTGTCCCATTAGCATTTCGTAATCTCCGGTTTCAAAATCTTCGTGCTCTCTCATAATTAAGTCTCCCTCGAATTGAACTTTAAGACTTCTTCTACCTTCATCTCCAGCAGTAAGAATATAAAGCAAGTCTTTTCTAAGGTTAGTATTAACTAAAGTTCCTGGAAGGAATGGATTAACTAATTTAACTACATTAGCTGTATTGAATGTTCCAATAAATCCATTAGCATTATGCTCTACAGCAAGTGCCTCTGGTAATTTAGCAGTCCATCCTGAAACATTATCTAATTTACCAAGAGATTCAATATCACCAAGTAATGAAACTCCACCAAATCTACCAAAAGCATTTATTTGAGCCTTTAATATAGTTTGATCTATTCCAGTACCAGCACCATAATTAGGAGCTGCCATAACTGAAAATGCATTAAATAGAGTATCTTCTAATGATTTAGCAATAACTCTATCCATCTTTTCAGCAGATAACTGAGCTATTCTATCAAAGTTAATTCTCCCAGATGCAAGATCTATGAAATTTATGAAAGGACGAGTAGAAACGAAAGTTGTCTCCATACCCTTGTAGTCATTAGAGATTGTACCTCTGTCTCCAGCCACCCCTTTTGCTCCGATCTGAGCACTTGTCAAGTCTATTTCAAATTTGAAATTCTGTTTTACTCCAATAGCTGTCCTTTTAACATCAGCAAATAGATCTATGTAATTAACTTTTTCTCTAAGAATTACATTAGTTACCTCTGTTGTTATTTGAGCGAGTTCTGTTCTGATACTCTTGTCTTTTGTCTCGATATATCTAGCTGAAAGATCCTTCATAGTTTCTCTAGCTGTTGCTAATTCTGGTGATTTAGAATCCACCTCTCCTTTAGCTTGAGCAATAAACACGTCTACTTCTTTGTATTTTGCCATTTTAATATTCCTCCTGTTTTCTTATTATAATATTATTTAATATGATATTTTAATATTGATTAAACTAATGTTACAACACATCTAAGAGCTGGTTCGCCATCATAGTTTGCAATAACTTCTTTAATAGTTGCTTGGAATAAACCAGCTACATTAGCTTTAAGTTTTCCAGTAGCAGAAATCATTACAACTCCACCAACTGCATAAGTACCTATAGCTGCTTCTAATGAAGTTGTTGTAAAAGTACAACCTAACTGTAATTTTCTAAGCTTAGGGTAAACACCTATTTTGACTACGAAATCTCTATCAGCAATTGCTAATTCCTCTGGTGTACTAATTGCTTCATCAACAAAATATACATCCTTTATTGCATCTACTCCTGGGACTACACATGTCATATCTGTGTAATCGGGTTTTACAAATTGACCTCTAACTACTGTAGCTGTTTTAACTTTGAAAGCACCACTTGTGTTGTAAAGACCTGAATTAATTAATCCGTTCATTTAATATTCCTCCTATTTTTTAATTATGATATTATTTAATATAAAAATTATATTGAATACTTTTCTTTAAGTGATCCTGGTTCAGCTCCTGACATTTTTACATTATCTACAATTCTTGAAGCTAGGGTTACTTCTTTCTTAGCATTTGGAACTTTTGTTGCATTAGCTGTAGCCATTGCGAGCTCAACTATTTTAGCATTGATTTTTGATTCATCTAAATTCTCAAAAGCTTCAGCCATTTCTATAATTACTTCTGCCGATAAAACTTTGCTGAATTTCTCCTTTAAAGCTACTTTATCTGCAACTAATTTCTCAGTTGCTTTTTCTGCTAACATAGTTTCATGTGCCGCTTTTATTGGAGCAAATGCTTCTACCTCAGCTGTCTTAGCTAAAAGGGTTTCTGATACAGTTGTAAGATTAGTATTTATTGATGCAATTTCTACATCCTTAGCTACTAATTTTTCATTTACCTCAGCTAATTCTGTTTTGTTAGTTTCAATTGTTGCATTTAAAACAACTGCTTCTGCTGTCATTGTTACTATCTGAGCATTTAATTCTGCGATTGTCATAGGGTCTTCTCCTCCTTCATTTGGTATTACTTTCTTGACGTACGTTTTATCAACATCATATGTATCTATAATTGTAACGTCATTGTTCTCTACTTTAAATTCAACTTTTACAAGGTCGGCTGTGCTATAGTTTTTAAGAATAACATAATCTACTCCGATATCTTGAGAGTCATACATCCAATAATTATCATCCATATTTTCTCTAAGTTGATTAAATAATTTTGTTTTAACTTGACATATATCTAGTTCTGCCAAATTTATTTTAGAATTTTCAAACATCATTTCAGCAGTAAACGTTTCTTTATTTCTTTGCATGTTTTCCTTTTCACCTCCTTCAATTATATTTTCGCCTTCCATAATTTGAGCTACCAATGTCAATGAATGAGCCGAAAGCACAGCTGGAGAAGTTACACATGCCATTGCAAATAAATAATTAAATTCAGATACATCAACATATTTTATTTGTCCGACTTGTTTATATTCTCCAATTGACATTTCATATGATAGAGTTAAATTGCCAGCGTCAAATAGCTCTTGTAAAACTTCAATTATATCAGTGAATCTTTTAGGTACTCTAGCCTCCCCAACAAGTTCAGTTATTGTTTCATCATCGGCATTTGGTTGTGTTTCAAAACTGATAAAGGAGCCTATCATTTGACTAGAAAAAGTTCCTTTATCTTTGTCGTAAGCATGTGTAAGATTGTTCGTCTTACCTTTAGACAATTTAGCGAATTCAGCCATCAATGGAAGTGATAAATACTTTTGAGGATTATCTGCAATTTCTTCAAGAAATGCTTTTGAATAATTTATTCCATTTAAATTAGTAATTGTATCTAATAAACAGAACTTTATACTCATAAATATCTCGGAAGATATTTCTTCTTCTCCAACCGAAATTATTCTTTTTGACTTACATTTAAAAACTTGGGATTTATTTGCCATATTTTCACCTCCTTTAATGGAATACTGGATTATTTTAGCACAAATAAAAAGAAACTATATTTAAATAGCTTCTTGAATTGATTGAATATTTAGTTGTTTAGATATTTTAAATTCTTCATATTGTTCTGGAGTATTACTCTTTTTACCATATTTATGATGAAGTTCATAATGACAACTTTCACATAACGTTATTCCATTTGAAGATTTATACCTATAATCAGGATAATTCGCAAAGTTATATAAATGATGTGCATTTATATCACCATGGCTTTCTGCTCCACAACATTGGCAAGTATAATTATCTCTTTCAAATACTTCCTTTCTCCAATTAACATAAATTAAAGAACTTCTTCTATCTATCCTATCTTGCTCTGTCAATGTTGAGTTCCAAGCATAATTATTTTCTCCTGTTATTCTTTCAAAAGCACATAATCTACAACCAAATCCTTTATTAAATGTATCGTAAGTAGTTTCTTGAATTATGTCATTATGCTTATTACATTTGTATTTCATCTTTGTAGTATTATTTATATAGTCATTTTCAAGTAAGACACATCTCTTTAATTCAAATTGTAATTTTACAAATGTATAATCTAGTTTGTATCTTGCCTTGGCTTTATCTATCGAACAATCTAAACATCCATGTCCAGCCATAAAACTAGATAATGATATTTCTTGAATATGTTCTGGGTGACTATTACATATATATTTTAATTTTGTTTGATAATCATGTTTTGTAGAAATTAAAGTATATCCTCTTTCCTCGAATATCTTTTTAATTCTAGTAATGCTATATTTATAAACCTTTCCAGTTGAATTCTCTAAACAATGTTTACAAACCATATTATTATGTTTAAAATTACCAAAATTAGTTTCTTGAATCTCAGTAGGATGCTTGTCACATCTATAACTTAATATACTTTTTACATTACTATACGAATCTGATAACAATGTGTAATTACATCTATTAAATTCTTCTTTAACAAATTCAAATGAAAATTGAGTCTTTAAACCTAATTTTAAACCTTTGCATTTATTGCATGTGTTTATTTTTGATTTGCTCATTTCTAAATTATAATTTTCATATGTTTTAGAAATTATTTCACCACAAACATCACATTTTACTTGAACTTTACGTGAGGATTTTGTGAGTAAATGTTCTACTTTTATATCAAACTCATCTTTATAACTTGTAAAAATATAACCCTTACTTTCATAATACTTTCGTGTATTATTTGACCAATTCATTTTAATAGTTTTAGTTATTAACATTTTATTAATTCCTCCTATAGAATTTATTATCCTAAATTTATAAATTAGGGAAGCATAGTTAGGATACTATGTTTGTCGGAATAACTAAAGGTTGCAACCTCTAATTCATTCCTATCCCATACATCAATTATACTCCTATGGTATTTATTTGTAAAGACTTTTCTATAGTATTATTTAATATCTAAGTTTTAGAATTTCCTGGCTTTGGAGCTTTTCCTGAGTCAGATTTATTTTGATCTACCTTATTAGGATTACCTTTAGGTGCACCTACCCCATTTTCTCCAGCTGCTTGTGTATTTGGAGATGGTGGTAGTTTAAATATTTCATCTAATCCATCAGTGTTCTCTTTCTCTTTTCTTGTCTTCTCTTCTTCAAAACAATAATCGAGAGTGCTCAAAACTGTTTCTTTTGAAAGTAAACCCTGTGCATAAATTTTCATGACTTCATCCCTAAAATCTTTATCACTTTGGAGATTTAATTTTGTAAATACGAATTTTGGGATGCGATTAGGAGCGATACGCCAACTAATTGCCATTTCTTTATTCATTTTTGTTATGAATTCAGATACCTTAGCCTGAGCATCTTCAATCCTTTTAGCCAATGTAGATAAATTTATAGAAGCTTGAGCATAACTACCTGAACCTCCATCCCCCGTAACCACAGCATTTGAGATTCCTATAGAGCTTAAAATCTCAGTATTTACAGTTAAATATTTATTTTGATCGAATAAAGTCTTTGTATCCAAATTTTTCCACTCACTCGAAACTTCCCAAGACACAACACTTAATGGGAATCCGTTTAAAGCTTGTTTATAAATATCTTCAACATTTTCAAGGTCTGTAGAATTGACTGTTTTATTTACTTCTTTTGAGCCAACCCGAACTTCGAGAAAACTTTTAGTCCCATTCAGAAGCTGTGAATTTTCAAAATCAGAAATTAATTGTTTCTTCCCTAATGGTCTTAAGGCTTCACAAATTATTGGAGTGCTGAATTTCTCCCAACGTGATTTTGTACTTTGAATACAAAAAGTTTTAGACGGATCGAGTTGGATATAGGTTTGTCCCTTATGAATACCAGCAATAACTTCTTCTGGATATCCTGAATAGCTAAGAGCTAAGGTATCTAAAAATGTTTCAGACGCCATAGTATATTTTCTATTTAACATTTCAGTTACACAAAACTCCAAGACCGGATTACCATTTTGGGATATACTAGCGATTCTTATTCTCCAAGGAGCAAATATATCTATCCAACTATCTCGTTTATACCCGAATATATTTTGATAAACATAAAAGTCATAAAATATATCTCGAATAAGACAATTTAAGTCAAGTTCTTCGTAATATTCCATGTATTTCTTTTTAACAGTTTCATTTGAACCTTGTAATTTCCAACCAGACATGCTAAATGGTATCAGAACGTTATTTACACTATTGCTTAAAAGTGGTTCAGATGAGTAATAATAATTACACAATTCAAAAATACGATTCATATTTTCTTCCTTATTGGATAGAAGTTTATCAGCATCATAATTCTTTAAGTATCCTTTGCTACTGAAAGTTTTCTGTTCAAAGGTTGAAATGGTACTTTTACCATCTTCTTGAGTTTGTATTTTAGCACCGAAAGTATTTTCTGATTTGATTTGCTGATTTATTTTTGCTGTTATAGCCTGTTGTTTTTTTCTACTTGCTCTACTAGACATTTATTCACCTCCTCTGTTATGATATTATTTAATTTGTCAAAATCTGGATGCACGTCCCCAACACTTATTACTTGAGTTGTTGTTATAAAGTTTCTTATTCTCAGCTTCTAATTGTGATATGTATTCCATGCACATTGCAAGAGAGCTATAACGGTCTTTATGTTGAGTAGTCAAAGCTGTATCATAAGTCGTATTATTAGCTGCGGTAATCTTTGGGACAATATTTCCACACTCATATTGAAGTGCGTCAGTATCTGTATAAATTCCTAATTCCTCTATTAATGTAGCTTTCGATACTCTAGCTCTAAGCTTTTTATCTACTTCTTCTGTAAATTCGGTATCATCACCTTCTTGTTCTCTTCTCATACTTGCTGATTGAACAGGTAAGTGCAGAGATTTATTTTCAAAGTATAATTTAGTCATAGTAGCCATTCTTCCGTTCATTCTGTTATCTGCTTTGATAACCCTTATAATAGGAAGAACTTTATCATTGATATAATCACAATCATCTGGTACAAAACTTGGATGTTCTTTCCCATCTTCATCAACATAAGGCGCATTCAGCAGGGAAATTAATCCTTCTCCGATGGCCTGACCATCGATCAGACACTTAGAAATATTTGGAAATCTAACACACATCTTTCTAATTTCAATAGCCAAAGCTTCTAATTTATAACCATGAAATGTTCTTATATATACCAAATATTTATGATATGTATGATCTGCTTTTTCTGATATTTTAACTATTGTAAGTGCGGAATTATCTGCCCAAGAACTAGAACTTGTAGCTACGTCCATTGATAACACATAAACAGATTTTGAACCCTTCGGTTGAAATAATTCAACTCTTTCTAAATCCCTACATGGTTCCGTAATATCATACGGCAGCAGAGCCCCATTAGCTGATCCTATAAACCTTGAGTTATACTCCATTTCCCAATTTGATAAAGGCATTTTCTCTTTTTCATCAAGAACATCTTTTTCTTCTAATGTTCCACATCTGACTGCAACTTTATAGTTTATAGCACTTGCAAATTTTTCAGTATCACCTTTTTTCATTTCGTTTAGAGTATCTTTAAATCTCTGAAAAAAGTCACAGGATTTAAGATAGGCACTACTTATCTCGAATAATTTGGAGTCAAAATCTTCAAATCCTTCATCCTTTTTAGCCCACCAAATATCTCTTTTAAATTTTAAGATAGGCATTAATACACTTTGAATTACTTCCGACTTAACCCACGCAGATTCATCAATTAATATACATTTTTTTCTAAAACCTCTTAAGTTAGACCCATCTGGGTTCATAGCCATCGCTTCTATAGTAGAACCATTTTTAAATTCAGCTATTCCTCCATCCTTGGTAATTCTCACAGGGCATTTTAATTCAGCTTGTAGCGCAGGGTACCTCTCCGACAACGTTTTAATATATTTTAATGTAAGACAAGCTTGTTTTACAGTTTTTGAAACTACAAGACTGGGACATTCCGAATAGAGTATCGAAATTGCGCTTAATATCCATGCCATCTTATATGTCTTACCCAATGACCTTGCCTCTACATCTTTAAGACTTTTACAATTTCCAGCTTGACGAGCAATTACTGACTGAAAATCAAATAAATCAATCGCCCTTTCTGGTGTGCTAAAGTAATCATGAATAAAAATATCCAGATGTGATCTCCAAAACCATATCTGTTTTTCCCATTGTTCAGGATTATCAACTGTCCCCTGTTTTACAGCACTGTGACTATCTGGACTATTTAAATCAAAAGAACTTCCCGATTGACTAGCTTGTTTCTTATGTGAATAATTTCTAGCCATTATAACTCACCACCCACACTGACTAAAGTCCATCTAAAATCGTCTCCAACTTGATCTATACTATCTTTTTCAAATATCATTTTCTTTTGAAGAAATCCCGTCTGTTCTAATTTAGCTACAATCTCACTTATAGTTGATAATCCTGAAACTTCGTTGGCTGACCTTTTACTCTCACTTAGCTTCGCACTCTGAGATAATTTGTCGAAGGTGGCGGTAGCTTTATCAAATCTCTTTTCTGCCCCTGGAATATCATTCAACATATCATTACTGGCTTCATCTTGAGCAAGGCTGGCTTTTACTATTTTACGGCAATAGTCTTGATGATTACGAGTTACAATTTTATAATCAAGAATAGTATCCTCATAATAAGCGTCTAACCAAGCTATGGTCGCTTTCGTATAGTTTCCACGCCAAATTTCCGACCAAATCTTTTTATCTTTTCCGTTTTTTGTTAATTCTATATCTTCGTCCTCTAAGTCATCATTTATTTTATCAATTAGAACAGGAGCTTCGTTTGTACCTATAAATTGATAATGAGGGAAAATACCCATCCTTTGAAAATAAATATTCCTTATTTTTTCAAATAAAAAGGTTTCTCTTTTATCTTCAGGAAGTGAATTATATTCAATATCATCACTATATTTTTTAGTTGCTTCTAATGTAGCAATATCTACAAGCTCCTGTTGATATTTACGATCGTTAAGTTCGCAATATAATTTTAAACCTGCAATATCTTTGGCCATCTTGCGAGAATCTTCTTTGCAAGTATTATCGTAAGCATATCCTTGTTTATTATCTCGGTTTGTATAATAGTTACTTATTTTTTTGGGTTTATGGCATATTACGCATTGTTTAGAACTTACCATGTTTATTCTCCTTTCTTCCAAATACAAAAGAAGCCATAATTTATATAGCTTCTTGAATTGATATATTATTTAATTGTTTATCTAAAATTGTTCCTAAATTATCAAATTCCCAATAGGGTATTCGTAATAAATCCATTTTATTTTCTTTAGCATAATTAGTCTTTAATTCATCATGTTTCTTTTGTTTTTTAAATTGATCATCACCCATTAGAGGAATATAATGAAATTCACCATCATACTCAATTAATAAATTTTTAGAAGGTATATAAAAATCATAGGATAAACTGCCTCCTCCTAATCCGAGTAATCCTTTAAATTTCTTTTGAGGAGTACTTATTATTTCAAGATTCATTAAATACTCCATTATGAAATATTCTCCTTTTGAAAGACTACATGCAGGACATTTGAATCCACCAGCTCTTGATTCCTTAATATTTCTATAATAATCTTTATGCTTTTTATGCTTACATTTAAACCAGACTTTTTTCTTACTTCCAATTGAGTATTCAAATGGAGTTTTCTTATTTTTATCAGACCATATTTTTAATATTTCTGGATATAATGTCCCTACAGAATCTAAAGGATGTACCTTACCACTATTGCTATTACAATATGGACATCTATTATTTAATGTTGTAAAATTTCCACAAGTTGTTATATAATCTTCATGATAATCTTTTTCCTGACATATAATCCATATCTTCTTAGTACTAGCGTATGTAATTTCCCAAGGGCTAATCATATTCTTATCCGACCAGTATTCATTTAAAAAATCTTTACCGTATTTTTTAATTCCCCATTCAGCAATAGAACCACAGGCAATACAATCCATAGAACCTTTAAACCCTTTTGTTATATTATGGATGCATTTTAATTCACTTTTATGAATTCCTTCTGGACATTTAAAATAAAACTCTGTTATACACGCATGTCCAATTGAGTTAGGACTAATACTATTTAACTGGTAGTCCCATCTGTCTAAAATATCTTGATGAAAATTTTCAACACACCATTTTTCAAAGGATTGTCCTCTTTCTAACTTTAATAATCTTATTTTTTCAGCTCTATCAAAGTAGGTACATTTCTTGCAAACATGTTTTCCTTCACCATGAGGCGAAGCGTTATATTCTGCCCATCTTTTATCAAAAGGTTCATTACAATTATCACAAATCATTTTTATTGTATTTGTATTATTCAATGTTAAGTCTTCAGTTTTCACTTCAAACTCTTCTCCGTTCTTAGTAAGTAAATATCCTTTACTTTTATACCATTTTTTATTTGCATTATTCCATTTTACTTTGACCGTTTTTGTTACTAACATTATTAATCAATCTCCTATATTTTTTATTTCTCCTATAAATTAATAAAAACAAAAGGAATACGCTATAGGGAAACGTACTTTGAATTAGGGTAATTAATCCTAATCTCCTTCTGCTATTGCAAACTAATGTTTACATTCAGAAATACCAATTACGATATTTCCAATCTAAACACTTATAGTATTATTTAATATGAAACTAAATTCCATATCTAATTTCTAAATACTGAACCAATTCCATTGTACTTTTTAAATTTGTAATTAACATTTTATAATCAGAATCCAATCCATTACTTCTCAATCTATGACTTAATTTCAAAGCATCTTTTCTAAGACTTTCAATAACTTCTCCTGGATATGCGTCTTCTTTATTAACTATTACGGATTGCTTATTGGTAAATCCTGTAATAATATCCGAATCTAATATACTTCCATCTAATACTATACCTTCATCAATTACATATTTTTTACAAGTCCCCATTAAATGATCCCCATAATAATCTATATTTTCATAATTATATTCTTTTCTATATATTTTCACTTGAGATAAAGTCTTGACTAAAACTGTATGTCCATATTTTCTTGCAAACTCAACTAAATTAAAGCTCTTTCCAATTCCTCTCATATTATCGGTATAAATTAAAGAATGTGATTTCGCACCTTCCTCTAATCTTTCCATAATACTTAGACTTGGACAGAACTCTTTTCCGTTTAATAAATTAATAGTTTCCATAATAAATCTCCTCTAGCTTTACGGTAAGCCACACCTTAATTTGTGAATAATATCCACAACAAAAATTACAATTATAATCTTTGTTCTAAATATTAATTAAGGGAGAAATCTATCGGATTCCTATGCCTTACGCTCAGAATCACGTTCTCCCTAATAAAAATAGCCCTACACTTGTGGTTGCCACTAGACCTAGGACTCGTCCATAATGCATTAGGGTTTATAGTGTCTCCTTTATCATTACTAGGTAAGCTAATAATGTGAGAGGTACTGTTTGGAGGACACAGAGTGATTTGAACACTCGACATTTACTTTAACAGAGTAACGCTCTACCGACTGAGCTATATGTCCATATTAGAAAAAGGGTTCCCTTTAATGTGGTGTACCCAATAAACCTTTCTCGTGGAGCTTTCGGCCAGAATCGGACTGGCAATCTACGGGTTACAAGACCGTTGCGTTACCATTGCGCCACAAAAGCATAATTAATACATTTACTTTCGATCGGGGAAAGAAATATATAAAGAAACCTTATGGTGGGCAGAAGTGGATTTGAACCACTAACGTTTCTATGTCACAGAGTTACAGTCTGCCTGCTTCACCAATTTGCATATCTACCCATAAACACTCCCATTTACTTTTCCTATTAGAAAGAAATGGGTAAAGAAAATCTATTGCAGATATGAGAATCGAACTCATGTATAAGGTACTCCAAAACTTCCCTTGCCTTACCACTTGGCTAATCTGCATTAATAAATAGAAGATTCCTTATGTTGTTAAAGTTTATCTGCAACCCTAAATAAATCGGACTGAGCAGGACTTGAACCTGCATCTTATAAAGTTATAGCTAAATGCTCTAATCTTAAGCTATCAATCCATAATAAAAAGTCGGGCTTCTAACCTTACATCAATCCGACACTTTTGAGTTCTATTAGTCACACTTTAGTATGCTAATAGTCCCTCTTGTTTTCAATATGATATTCTATAGAAGTTCATGTTAGGTCATGATATTACAACTACCCTACTCGTGAATAGTATCTTTGTCATATAAAACTCTCATTTTAAACCTTTAAACTGTTGATATAACTAGATTTATAGGTTAAAATAAAATAGGTAAGGGACTTTCACCCTTACAAGACTTGGTTTAATTTCTCCACTTAATCTACCCATATGAGTAGCCAAATCGTAAGTGTATTGCGTTTATATTTCGCCACTATTCTTTAGTTTAGTCCTATATTGCCTAGTATTATAGGATTTTTTACTAATGGGTTTGAGAGGTTTTCCCTTATCCTCGTTCGCTCACAGGCTTCTAGGTGAACAGATGCAAATAGCATGCTTCTATTATTTGAACTCAGCCATTTATTAATCACATACTGAGGAGTGATAAATAATGTATCCTTAAACCACCAAACTAGATACATAAAATCAAAAGGAGGATTCGTGTTTACAAAACGTTGATCCAATTTGAAACGCCTTTTGATTAAGTTTTTCAATAGTGAGTAAAGTATGTAAACTTCTCATCTTTCACTATCTACCTTGAGGGATGTTAATTATAATAATTGGATTAAGCAGGGCGGTGTATCCTGCATACCTTTAACTTATTCATCGTACTTAAACAATGTAAATAAGCGTGTCGGGAACCATTTCCGATCCTTTAATCCAATTAATAGAGCGAGGGAGGTGGTAATCTCCATTTCAACAATGTGTGTAGATACCTGTTC